TGTCCGGTGCTGAATCGCAAGCCGCCCAAATAGCTTCGCAAACTGACCCTGTCTTGCCCCAGTCTGCAAGCATGTCAAGCTGGAAAGTAGCTGACACATTGGTTGTCTTGTACGCCTCACCATCAAGGGTTTGATAGGTCTGACGATCTAAAACCTTTGTTAATACTGCGTTTGTAGCCTGCGCGTCGATGTCCGTTCCACCAGTAAAGGACAAGGTTATGTCGCGGCCTGTTATTACTACTGTTGCCATGATGTCTCCTTATGTTGTTTGTGTGTAGTAGGTAGAAACTCGAACGTCGGCGATTAGCAGCGTCGATGCTCCAACTTGTGTAACTGTTGGCCTTTCGACCACGCTGACAACGTACCCAGTTGGGATTACTGCCAGCACACTCATGATTAGCTGCTCGATATTGTCAAGCGATGCTGGGTTGCTGTTATAGGCAACCGCGACTGAAATTGTAAAATTAATTTTGACGTGAAGGGTACTTTTGCTGATTGTCTCTAGTTCAAGGTAAGGCGTATCAGGTACGACGACCACGGCAGGCGGGATGATTGTTTCAGGCACATAGGAATACACGTTGCCTGCGACGGATGCTAAGGCAGTGGCCAGTGGTGTCCGTACGTCGCTCAAAATAGTGGATGCTGGCATTTACTGGCACACTGTCTCAACGTCAAGGTACGGCATAAGCAAAGTTGATACTCGGTTGGTTAAGCTACGACCCATGCGGTAAGGCGTAGCTGTAAAATCCACGCCCTCAATCTGTCCACCAGCTGCAACGCGGGATTGAAATACCTCAACGGATACTGCCAAAATTGCAGACTCGATTGCATCGTTGCCTGTGTAAATATTGACGGCTGAATACCCTGAAAGTGTTGCAGTGCCATTTGGAATTATCTCGCGCAAGCTCACGTCGGCGTTTGTAATGGCCGCGGTGAAGTAATATGTTCCGGCGCGCACGACTGTAACTGTCGCGGTGAAAGGTGCTGGCAAACCTGCCACAATTATTGATTGACCAGCGACAAAATGATGTTCGCGCTCGGTGTAATAAAATGCTTCGTTATTAGCCAATTTGTAAGCATTGACCGATGAAGTATTTGCTACAAGCATCGGCAAAATTACGGCCTCTGCCGTGTTAATTATTTCGTTTAGATAAGCGTCACTGTATAAGGCGACACTCACGCCCAACACCTGACGCAGCTGGGCGGCAGTCACAATGTTGGGCATGAGCGTTCCTTTCGTTCGACTCGGCTGGCACGGGAGCGCACCAGCCGATGATTAGTTTGTGATGGATTAAGTCTTGTTTACGCCAAATGCGCCAGCGCCGATTTTTGTCGCCACCGCACCGAAGGAATAAACGCCAACTGTGATTGAGCCATCAGCTGTTGATTCTGCACGCAACTGATACTGGCTTCCCTCGTACCATGTGTAAGCATCTGGGTTGATGATCATGATTGAATCATCGATGTCTGTTGTAGCAGATGTGTTTGCTGTTACGTAGAGGTCAAGACCAGCAACACGACCGCGGAGCGATGTAGGAGTTGCAAGACCAGGTTGGTTATTTGGCTGTGTTACTTCGTTATAGATAGGGCGTCCATTGTCATTTAGTGACATGAGGTTGCTCCACTGTGAAGTGTTGACCAAGATGTTGCGTGCAAATGGATTTGCAAGACCAGCTGTTGCAGCATAAACCGATGCTGAACCGCGACCAATAAATGCAAGCAATTCTGCCGCTGTTGGATATGTTGCAATTCCTGTTGCGTCAGCTGTTGCACCTGCAACTAGTTGATCATTAACGTATTTGTCCTGTGCCTTAGCCATTGCCGCAACCATGTTATTGAGCAATTCTGTATAAAAGATGGGACTTGTGCGGGTGAAGAGTTCGACTGAAAACTTTTGCTGCCCCGCAAACTTCTTGACGTCAACTGAAACAAATGCAGAATTCTGATCTGTCTCATTAAAAATTGCGTCTTCCGCGACAACGGCTGCGGTTGGTGCAACTGTAATCTTTGGAATTTCGAAAGTCATACCAGCGTCAGGCAATGTGCCACGGCTGATTGCATCGACTGATGGACGGATTGTTGTTGAAAGGCCGTTGATGACTTCAGCAAGCTGACGTGTTGGCACAAGACCAGCATTGTCGGTTGTGTTATCAGCGGCTAAAACGTACTGACGCGCTTCTTCATTTCCTAGTGCAGCCTGTACTTTGTTTTCAAAATACTTTGCTGCGGTCATTTCGATGCGTGGCTTTGTTGTAAATCTGCCAACTGATGTAGCAGATGCGGTTACTGACTGTGCGGCTTCGACCGACTCGACGGCTTCCGCGGTTGTGACGGCGTTATCCACTTCGTCTCCTTCTGTTGTTGGTTGGGTATCTGCATCCTCTGTTGTGGATTCAGAATCTTCGTTTTCTTCGCCTTCTGTGGCGGCTACTGACTCGACGCGTGCGCTGCGGATCGCTGGCTCACTGGTCAATGCGACGGCTGTAAGTTCACCCTTGAGGATACGTACTGTTCCATCCTTAAGCGTTTCATATTCGTCAAATGACACTTCGACGCTAAATCCATCGCGCAAACCTTCGGCAGCTTCTACAAGCGCGTCATTGCCAGCACTTGTTTGAGCGATTTTAAAGGTAGCTGTGATTTCTGTGTCGGTCTGTTCCATGCTTAAGGTCTTGCCGATTCTGCGTGTGCGGTCATGCTCTAGGTTAAGCAAAACTGGGGTTGCTTCAATTGAGTTGCTTGCAAACTGAACTTTGCCGATTGATGCATTGCCAGTTTCTTCAAATGACACGATGCGGCCAGTAATTGTCCGGCTATCGGAATCGGTGGCTGTAATTGTCATTGGCGTGATTACTTTTTTCATAGCAGCATGTCTTCTTCCTCGCGTATTTCATCGATCGACATTGCGCCGATGCGATTTAAGATTTCATAAACTTGCGCGCGCTCGTAAGGGTTGCCACGCAAGAAATCGTCAAGGTCAAACTTGACTTCTTGGCCAGCTGGGACAAAGTCGGCAAAAGATAACCTTTGCTCAATTTGTGACATGTAATTTCTAAACGCAAAATCCACAAGGTCGCGCCTTTTGTCCAAGGCGTTGCTGTACGTAAAGGTGGACTGTTGTGCATCAACAAAATACGCAGGCAAGCCACATGCACGGGCTAATTCCAACGCTACATAATTGCGCGCTTCGTTTAACTGGATTGATTTTGGATCATAACCTAGGGTTTCCATTGTGACGTCTGCGTTTAAAAATGCCGTTGATTTATTTTGTCGCGCTGTACGCCATGACGATAGTAACTTTGCAACTCTGTCAGCTGGTAGCGATGTGCCATTTGATTTCAAGACCATTTGAGGAATTGGCTCATTTGCAAAATTCATTGCGCTACGTTCAAGTGCAGCTGCGGCCTTGATTGTGCGGCCTGCGCGATTCAATAATCCTTCGCCATCGCCTTGGAAAACTACAAGATTGTTTGGATCGACGTAGCTGCCGTCGATTTGATACGCAACAATTTCATAACCTTTACCATCTGTTTGAATTGAAATGCGCTCCGGTGCAATGCGCTCCATTGCTCGGATTCTTCCCGTGTCTGCATAACGCTCTGTGACGTATGCATACGCGCTTGGATGCAAGATGAGGTCTGAAATCAACCAAGACCAAAACACACTTCCGGCGATGCGTGGGTCAGGTTGATTGATAACGCGTGGTGCTTGTACTTTTTCACCAGTTGCAACATTGCGCACGTGCATAGGCAATGATGCAATTGTTTGGATGATTCCAATAGATCGTGAAACCGCTGGGATGCTTACAGCTTCCGCGCGTGTAGCTTGTGTAATACCCGCAAAGAAAAATGGCGATGTCTCGCTGTAATAAGGTGCGACGCTTGCAGCATCAACCTCAAGTACAGGCTTAGATGCCTCTACTTTTGGAAATAGCACATTGATTAGACCCATGCGGTAATTTTAGGCTGGCCATAGCACTCAACCCACCATGATGTCTAGGTCTGTCTCTGGGCGTGTCGCAAAATGAGTTACAAGGGCGGTTGCAACGCTGGCTGCAACTGCCGTCGATGACGCGCGCCTTCCAATGACCCAACCGCCATCGCCTCGACGTAACTGCACGGCTGAAAGCATTTGAGCTGTTAATTCAGGGTTTGGCCTGTATCGCAAACGACCGCTGTTAATCGCGCCTAGCATTTCATCACACGCTTGTGGATAGGCAGCGTCCATGTCAAAGGTCGGGATACCAGCTGGCGCAAGGCGCGATGCAACCGCGCCACTTGTACGACGGCTGTAAAGGACATGCTCAATTGGATACTTGCGGGCATATACGGCCAAATCATTTGCAATGGCCTTGTCGTCAAGCTGCAACGGGTTTTCCCATGTGTGCAATAGCTTCACGCCAAAGGTTTCGTTTCCTAGCTTCTGCGCGCCAACGAGCGCCGCAAATTTTCTGTCCGGACTTAGATCGATGCCAAGCCACGTCAACTCATCTTCCTTTAAATCAAAATCAGGCTCGGAGCAGGCAGCCCATTTTGAAGAATCCACGCAGCTTTGAATCGACTGTACCCATCTGCAAAGGACTTCGGTTTGCACTACGTCCGGCGGGTCATTAAAGACGGCTCGGATATTGTCGGGGTGAATAGTAATGCCAAGTGCCGGATTGCTGTAAGCAGCATTTTCTAGGCTTACCTCATCGGTAGGCGCAGACCACTCAAAGTAACCGATGTCATCAGCTGCGCCACCGATAGCCTGCATTGCGCGTTGTCTAAATTGGTTGAGGACGATGCTTGCAGCATCTCCGGCATTGGTATAGCTAATAATCATGGGATTTTTTGCAGCCATCAAGGTATAACGCAACGATGCAAAAGATTCCAAATCTGTCATCTCGCGCAGCTCGTCAAGGTGGATTGTCTCCGGCTTACTTACACCACGGGCAGATGACCCGCCTGCCTTGATGATAAAACGCGTGCCATGCAAAGTCTCGATTTCCTCTGATCCATGTGACCACCGGATGCGCTTTACCTGTTTGGCCAAGTAATCGCTACCCTCGATGAGCGACACCAGCTGCCTAAACTGCTCCAAAGATGTAGATAACGTGTGAGCTGAACCAATTTGCAGCGATTCTTTCCATAGGAAAAGACCGCCCAAGATTCTAAGCTGCATCAAAAAACTCTTACCATTTTGGCGAGCTACGCAGCCGACCACCACGGGAGACGCCCACCTGCCATTTGGCAAGACCTTGTGGCTATGCTCAAGGAAGAATTTTTGCCAAGGCATAAGCTCGATGTCGATTTCCGACGCCAAATCCACCAGTTCAAGCCCGCGGGAAGGCAAATCGTTAAGCGGCGTGTGAATTCTAGGGGTTGTATGGCCTAAAAGCGGTTCTGTGTCCCTACCCAAAACCGATTGCAGCCGATTTGAGCCGTCTTGAGGCTCTTGGTGACCTTCTAGGGCTTCTGCGTGGCTAGTCATGGCTTCTTGAGTCGTTTTTGGGGGTAATTAAAACAG